TGGCGCCCGCGGGCCATCGTCATCGAGATGCCGCGCAGCATCAAGCTCGGCCCAGGCCTGGACCTGCCGGCCCTTACCGGGACTGCCGTCGCTCCGGTGACGCTCAAGCTCGACTGACCGCCCGCCACACGAACATGCCCTCAATCCGCACCGCCCGGTGCTGCCGCACGTAGACCTCGGCGCGGGCTTTGTCTGGGCCTAGCCGGGCCTCGAAGCCGTCATCGTGCGTGACCAGCCAGCCGACCAGCACCGGGGCGCGGTCTGGCTCAGCCGAAGGGCTTGAAGGGCTGTTCGTAGGCGTCATGTTGTGCCTGCACCATGCGGGCCTCGTCGATCGCGCGCTGGCGCTCCACCGGGTCTGGGAAGGAATACGCCGGCACGGACTCCAGCAGGCGTAGCAACCGGGCATTGCTCGCCTGTAGTGACACGATGCGCTCGGCCAGGGCCACGGGCTGGATCACGGCGCAACCTCCCACCAGCCAGGGCCTTCCCCGCGCAGCCGCTTGATTTCCTCGGCCTGAGCCTCCAGCACGTCGGCCGCGTCGGCGCACTGCCGATATTCGCCGACAGCGTGCTCGCGCAGCCACTGGATCAGCTCGGCCAGGAATGTCATGGCGCAGGGGCCAGGACGGCGCCGACGAAGCCGGGCTGGATCATTCTGCCCCCACGGTACGCATGGTCGGCACGTCCACCATATCGACGGTATGCCCGGCCAATGCGTGCGTGCAGTCGCCAAGGAACTGAATGCGGCCGTCGGTCACGAAGGTATGGCAACGTGTGTCGGCTGTCTCGAACTTCGGCCGCGGCGCAGGGCATCCTGCGTCCTGCCACGCCTGCTCATCGGCTTCGCCCTTCGGCGTGTACCAATGCCCCGTCACCAGCACGCTAGGCGTAAAGGTCGGCTTCTCTGTGTTGCCGTTCCAGCCCCAGCGCGGCCCCGGACCTTCGCCCGTCCAGACCACGTGCATCTCGCGGCATCCAGGGCAGAAGAAGCCGAGGCCGCCTTTCTCGATGCTGCGCAACACCGGCGACAGCAGGCCCATTACCGCCCCGCCCTCGACGGCACCAGATGCCAAAGCTTCATCGCACGTCTCCGCCTGACTTCATCGAACTTGCGCGCCTTCGGGCTCCAGCCCTGCGCGACCATCTCTGCAGCAGCGGCTTGCCGGCAGCGCTCCCATCGTCGCGGGTCTGCCTCCCAAAAACCGTAGTAGTAGCCGCCGTTCGTTGGCATCACAGCCCCACGCCCTTCGGCGCCAGTTGCGCCGCCACAGAACAATCCGGCTGCACAACCACGTAGCCAGCCAGCCCGGACGCGATATAGACCGTCGTGGTCTGCGCCGTCAGTGCGTCAACACGAACGCAGGCAATGGCGCCGCTGTCGATCGTGGGCACGGTTGAGCAGCCGGCCAGCAGCAGGGCGAGGATGGCGGCCCTCATTCCCGCACCTTCGGCTGCGCAATGAGCCGCGCGACGATGACCAGCACGCCCAGCACGGCAGTGAGCTGCGTCTCGCTGATGCCGACCATGCGCAGGATCGCGGCCTGAGTCTCGGCCGGCAGCGCAACCCACAGCACGGCCAGCGCGCCGATCTGCACCGACAGCATGCGCCAGGCTCGGCGCCATTCCGGGATCAACTTCATGGCTTGCGCTCCCTGCGAAGTTCGTTCACGCCGACCTTGATCTCGGCGATCGCGGCCTTGATCTCGGCGAGCTGGTGCGTGGTCAGGTTGTCCTGCTGCTCATCGCGCAATCGCTGGTACTGCTTGCTTTCCTCCAGCACCACCACCCGCTTATCCAGCGTGCTGTAGGCGATGAACACCGTCACCAGCATGCCGGCGAAGGTGAGGATGTGCCCGGCGTTGATCGTCGGGTCGAAGGTCAGCCGGCGCGGCTTGTCGTCGTTCACAGTGCGGCTCCTGTCATCTCTTCGCGGCTTGTAGTTCGGTTTCGCTGCTGGCGGCATCGATGGCGCGCAGTTCCTCGCGCAGCGCGGCCTTGCGCTCCTCGATCTGCTCGAGCGCGGCCTTCGCCTCTTGCGTCGGCTGCTGGCCATCCGCCAGCGCCACCAGCAGCTCGGACATCGGGCGAATCGAGCGCGCGTCTTCCGCGGCCAGGGCCTGCGCAATGGCGGCGGTCTGCGCGAGCTTCAGCGCGGCCAGCGTCGGCTGCGACACCCAGCGCCGCGCCTCTTTGTCCCAGGCCCAGGTGCGCAGCTCATCGTCGGCCGGCGCCGGAGGCTGGTAGTCCACCACCTGTTTGCCGTCCCAGCGCGCGGACAGCGGATCGTGCCGGCCCTCTACGGCCGTGCAGCCTTCCGGGGTGTTCAGCGCCAGGAACTCATCGCTGCCGGCGTAGATGCGGCCGATGAACAGGCCTTGCGCGTCGGCGAAGCTCCAGGCTGAGATGCGCCATGCGGGGGCCGCCAGGACCGGCGGGCGCGCGATGCCCAGATCGTCGCTCATACCTTCATCTCCACGCCGCTGACTTCGCCGGTGAAAGCCGCGGCCGTCAGGCAGGCATTCGATGAGCCAGCGGCGTCGGTCATCGTCATGGACACGCGCAGCCGCACCTTGTACGTGCCGGCGGCCACTGAGTCGAACACCAGCGATCCGCTGCAATCCAGCACCGTGGATGTGCCGGTGCTTTCGATCAACGCCGTGTCGCTGCCGAAGAACCCGGACTCGTCCATCACCACGCTGTCGCTCGTGCGCACCAGCTGCAGCTTCATGCTGGGCCGGCCGAAGCGCGGCGAGGTCGTGTTCAACGTCAGGGACACGCGGCCCACCACCGAGCCGGACACGCGCCCGCTGCCGACGGTGGCAAGCGTCGGCCCGTCGACATCGGCATTGCTGAAGCTGGACACTGCCGAGCCGCTATAGAGCGAGGCGGCTGCGGCGCTCACCTGCAGCGGGTCGGCGACCGCGCCGACAACGATGTGCGGCGTGTCCACCGACCGGGACAGAATGTCGTCTTCGCGCGGCGCAAACCCTGTCAGCACCGAGCCGGCCTGGAACTGCGCCGCGTCTACATCGAGCGAAGCCGCGCCAGGGCCGAGCGCGTTGGCCTCCATCCAGATATAGGCCACCGCATACGCGGCGGTAGCCGGCGCAACGTCACGGATCGAGTAGCGCTCAAGGTCGTTCGGCGGGGTCAACTGCACCGACGCGCTGCTGATGAGCGCGTCTGCGCTGGTATGCCAGTCGATCCGCAGGCGCATGAGAGGTGCGCCGGAGCTGTCGCCGAGCCACGCCGACAGCGCATATTCGATCCCCGGCACCACGGTGACGATCTGGTAGGCGCCCACGCGGTCTGACGTGGATGTGCCGAGGCCGCTGGCGCTGAATCGCTGGCGATAGCTTCCGTGGGCCGGGCTGAACGTGAGCCTGGAGTACGTGACGGTGCCGCGCGTGCCGGCGCCGTATGCGGTCCACTCGTCGGCCAGGCCATCGGCATCGATGTCGGCCTCGAAGCTTCCGTTCTTCAGCAGGTTGCCGCCGGCGTCGACTTCGCCGGCACCGATCTCCGCGCCGCTGTTGCTGTACGTCGGGCCCGTCGCCACGCTGGTGCTGTACACCGCCGGGTCATACTCGGACAGGCTCAGGCGCCAGCGCCCCGGGCTCACCTGCACCGGCGCGTCGGCGATGCGGAACAGCTTGCTGACCAGGCCCACCGGGTGGCTGACCGTCACCACGTCGCCGATCTCGTGCTGAATGCCGATGTCGAACACCTCGATGGTGGTCTGCAGGTCGCTGAGGTACAGCTTGTTCAGCCGCTCGGTGGCTTCGCGCAGTGCCTGGCTATAGCGCTGGATGCCCGGCAGCCGCACGGTGCTCTGCCGCCAAGGGAGTGTTGTCCCGGCGCCGCTGCGCTCGGCGATGGCCGGGGCGTCGCGCCAGGGGATGACCGTGGTGTCGGTGTAGACCACCTCCACCGCGGTGGGGCTGTTGCCCAGGTCGCGTAGTTGCAGGGCATCAATGGCAGCGATCTGCCCGCTGGCGTGCGCATACGTGGCCACGCTGGACGCGGTGGCGTCGGGCAGCAGCCGCACGCCGCCGGATGTGGGCACCAGCCACACGCCGGCATAGGCCCGCAGCGCCTCGGCCATGTCGGGTGCAGCCACCGCTTGCAGGAAGGTCGCGCCGATCTTGCGGTGCGTTTCTGACGGGCTGCCGATGTTCGCGTCATTGGCATTGGCCGCAGTGATGACGCTGGACCACAGCACCGACACCCCGCAGCCATAGGTGCTGCTGTACAGCCAGTCGGCCAGCACCAGCGACGGGTTCGCGCTGTACTCCCAGGTGCTGGGCGTGGCCAGGCGGTGGCTGCCGCTGCCGCCGTTGGTCGAGTCCTTGCGCGGGTCATACAGCTTGCGGCCCTGCACGCGGGCGCTGAAGTTCAGCTGGCCGTCGAAGTCGCGGATCTTGACCGCGAACACCGTGTACGCATAGCCGGTCAGTGCGTCGGTGTAGGTGATGCTCTGCGCCGCGAACGCGGCCACCAGCGTGGCGTCGGCCGAAACCTGGCTGCCGGTGTAGGTCGTGGTGCTGGCGGTGCCGGGCAGCGCCTGGTCATTCCAGCGGAAGGTGTCGACCTGGTTGCAGGCGTGGCCCCAAAGCACCTGCACCAGCAGCAGCGTCGGGTCGGACGCATGGGCCAGCACGTTCAGCACCAGGCCCTGAACGCGATCTTCGCCGTAGGTCAACGGCACCAGCGCGCGAGCGCCGGCCAGCGACAGCGTGCGCGGGCTGGCCGCGGCGTTGATGGACGCCGCCGCGGGGATGGTCAGACCGGCGTATTGCAGCGCCACGGCTACCTCGGAGGCACGGAAACCCGCACGCCTGCTTTGATCTTGGCTTGGACCTTTTCCCAGTTCGGTTCAGTGCCATGCAGGCGGCAGAAGATCACCAACCCTCGCAAGTACATGCGCAACCACCAGGACACCCTGATTTTCACGACGATCCTGCCAACATCTGCCATCGTCAGACCTCTTCCAGTCGGACCTGAATGCGCCAGCCCCAAGCGGTCCACGTCGGCTGCGGCGGGCCGACGAAGCGAACCGTGTAGCTCGATCCGGTGCCCGGCCAGGTGTAGGTAACGTCCAGGTCCTTGTTCGTCGTGTAGAAGCTGTCCAGCGTGGTCTTCTGCGCGCCGGTCAGGTCATGCACCAGGTTCCAGCTCGCCTTCTCGGCGCTGTACAGGCGCCGCACCTTCAGCGCGCCATTGGTGGCGCGGCGCGGGTCGTGGCCGCTGGCCACGGTCATGCGCGACACCTCGTTGGTGTTGAGCGTGGGGTATGCAGCCATTCAGCGACCCAGCCTGTAGTCGATCCCGTTGATCTTCAGCACGCTGCCCGCGGCCATGACCTGCGTGAAGTTCGCGGCCTGATTGACGTAGGTCCGCGGGCTGGCCGTGAACTCGCACTTGTGGCGCAGCGCGATGCGCACTTCGTCGGCCTCGATCTGCGCGCTGGCGCCCACCGCCGATGCCAGCCACTGAACATCGCCCGAGGCGGTGGCCGCGGCGTCATAGCCGTAGATGGTGATGGCCCGGTCCTGAATGCCTTCGCTCAGCACCAGGCCGCCGATCACGTCATCCTGATTGCCGATCACCAGCGTACCGCTGATGCGCAGCGCCTCGACCACAAGGTTTTCGACGCGCACGTCATACGCCGTCCAGGTCTGGCTGCTCCAGGAGACGGTGGCCATGGATGACCAGCGCCGCACGGTGCCGAAGTCGATCTGCACCAGCACGGCCGGGCGCGTGACGGCGGCACCGGCGGCGGTGGTGTGCGGGCCTGAGAGCGTGCGCATTCAGGTGGACTCCCACGCCTGCGACCCGCCGTTGACCTCGGGCCTGCGCGGCGCCGCGCTGGTCTGCGTGCTGCTGCCGCCGGCCACCACGCCGGTCAGCTCCTTGACGGCGTTGTAGACCAGCTCGGTCCAGTAGCTGACGTTGTTGATCGCCATGATCTGCTGTTCGCCCTGCCCGCCGGGGCCGAACAACGCAGCCGCCGCGCCGGTGCTGGGCGACTGCCCGGCCACGCCCGACAGCGTGCCGCCGATCTCGGCGATGTAGTCGGCAACCTGCGTGAAGCCGGCGGCCATGTCCAGAAGCGCCGCGAGCTGTTCCTGCCCGCGCTGCGTACTGACGTCCAGACCGTCGACCAGCTTGCGGAAGTCGTCGCGGCTGTTCACATCCTGCGTGATGCCAACCGCCTCCAGAGCCTGCTTGATCTCGGCGGCCTTGATGCCGGCGATCTCGTCGCGGTTGTAGTACTCCTGCACGAAGGCCATCGCCTTCTGGCCCAGCGCGTCCATCCCGCCGGCCATGGCGATGAAGCCTTCGCGCGCGTCGACCGACAGACCGGCCACGCGCTGGAACACGCCGCCCAGGTCGGCCAGCGTGTCGCTGAAGGTCTGCAAGCCGGCCAGCCGCTGCAGCGTGTCGCCAACGCTTTCGCCGACCTTCTGGAACTGCTTGAGCGCCGGAGCGTAGGCGCTGGCCAGCGTCTCGGCGTACTTGCCGACGAAGCGCTCGATCTCGGCCGCGGTTTCCTCGGCGCTTTGGCCCTTGGTGCTGAACTTGATCTTCTGCGTGATGCCTTCGATGGCCTTCACCGGCAGGCCCAGCGCGTCGGCGTATGCCTTGACCGACTCGCGCGCCGCCAGTGCGCCGGCATCGAACACGGCATCCAGCTCGGTGGACAGCGCTTTCTTAGTGCTGCTGTCGCCGCCGATGATGCGGCTGTAGTTCTCGAAGCTCTGCCCGCTGAAGCCGCTGCCGCTGAAGGTGCCGGTGATGCCGGCATCGTCCAGCTTCTTGCTGAAGAGCTTCTTGCCAACCGCATACAGCGCATAAGCCGCCGCGGCGTAGGGCGCGATGGCGCCGATGCCCAGGCCCAGGCCGCCGGTGATGCCGGCCATGGTGCCCTGCCCCATCATGGCCCCGGCGCCGCCGAGAATGCTGCCCAGGCCGGCGCCGCCCATCGTCGCGCCAACACCGGCGCCAGCTGCCGCGCCGAACGTGCCGACGCCACCGAACAGGCTGCCGATGTTGAGCGCACCGCTCGCGCCGCCGCTGCCGGTGGCCGCGTTGGCAACGCCCGCGCTCATGGCGGCGGCGCCGGGCATCAGCACCGGGCGCAGCACCAGCGTGCGGAACAGGCCCATCAGGTAGTCCGCCGCGTTCTTGCCGCCGGTCATCAGAGCATCGGCCAGGGACTGGCCCATCTGGTCGACGCCCTTCTGCCAGTCGCGTTGAATTTCCTCTTGAGCCTTGCGCGCCGTCTCGACCTCCTTGCGATACAGGTCATCGGCGGCATCCTCGGCCGCCTGATAGCGCGCCTGCGCGGCCAGTTCCTGCGCGGCGCGCAGTTCCTTCTCGGCCTGCACTGCCTTGTTGTGGACTTCGGTCAACCGCGCGTCTTCTGCGGCGGCTTCGTCGAAGCGGCGCAGCTCGCCCAGACCGCGCCGGCTGATGCGGTCGTTCTCGGCGTCGGCGAGCTTCTTGGCTTCGGCGGCGGCTTTCTTGGCGGCATCGGCCTGTTGGCCAAGAAGGCCATTCCTCGCGGCCAAGGCCTTGTTGCCCTCGTCGATCGCCCGCCGAAGCCGCGGCTCGTCAAGGTCGGCCGCGTTGCGCACGCTCTCCGCGATGGCCCGCGCCTGCAATATGCGTCGGTTGAAGGCGTCCGTTCGATCTCGGTCGGCCTGCGCCTCGGCCTTGGCGGCGTCGTAGATCCTCTTCTCTTCGGCGAAGTCCAGGCTCGCCAGCGCCTTCGCCTGGCCGGCGAGCATCATCACCTCGCGGACGATGCCGCGGATGACGAAGCCCACTTCCGAGCCGATCACCACCACCGCCTCAAGGCCGACAGACAGCGACTCGCCAAGCCCGGCGAAGGCGCCGCCGTTCTTGCTGGCCTCGGCCATCTCTTTGGCGAGGGCAGACAGCGCCGGCATCAGCTCGCCGGCGATGCCGAGCGCCGCGCCGCGCGCGCCCTCGCGCACCAGATCCATGTTGTCGTTGAACGATTCGGCCGCCGCGCCGAACTCGCTATCGATCGACAGGCCCAGGTCGCGCGCGGCCTTGTCCATCTCGTCGAGCCCCTTGCGGCCGGCGTTCAGCAGCGGGATCATGTTGGCGCCGATGCGCTCGCCGAACACACCAGCCGCGGCCGCGCTCTTGTCGATGCCCTCGGGCATCTTCTGGAAGCGGTCGGCCAGTTGCGCCAGGGCCTCGCGTGAGTCGCGCGTCGTGATGCCCAGCGCCGCCAGCGTCTTGTTGCCGTTGACCAGCTCGACACTGAGCTTGCTCATGGCCTTTTGCATGACCTCGGGGCCGCCGGCGCCGGATTGCTCGAAGGCCAGCTGCAGGCCGGCCACCTTGTCGGTGGTGATGCCGATCTTCTGCGCCATCTTGTTCGCTTCGTCGGCCGCGTCGACCGCGCCCTTGATCCAGCCGGTGAAGGCCGCGCCGGACAGGCCCACGCCGAGCAGCCCCAGCGCCTTGCCGGCGGTGCTGAATGCGCCCTGCATGCTCGCCGCTGCGTCGCCGACGATGCCCTTGGCCTGCTGCATGTCCTGACGCAGCCGCGCCAGGTCGGCCAGCATCTGGATCTCGATCGCGCCCAGTACAGCCATCGTCAGTGCCCCTTGTTGTTCTCGGCCGCCACGGCAAGCGCGGCCTGATCCATCGCGCGCAGTGTGTCGACCTCCCATGGCGACAACCGCACGCCGTGCAGCTGCTGCCACGCCAGTAGTTCGCTGGACGGGATGCCGCTTGCACCCATGCCGGACGGCCGCGATGCGTGCAGCGTCAGAAACGCCTCCCACAGTGCGGCAGCAGCGCGCGGGGCCTGACTGAACAGTCGAGGGTCTGGGCGTTCGCCGCCGCGCGCCGCCACCTGCAGGTGCTGACGCAGCGTGCTGCCGTCTTGCTGTTTGGCGGCAAGCTGCATGGTGGCCTGCGTGTGCTCAATCAGCGCGGCGCGCAGGCCCGCGTAAAAAGCTCGCGCTCCTGTAGAGCTGCGGCCACCTGATCACGTAGCCAGCGGCGTTTCGGGTCGCTGTACACGCGCCGGGCTTCGGCCGGGCTGAACGGCACGCTGGCGCCGCTCCACCCGAGGGTGCAGGTGGCCAGCATGTCCAGCTCGTCGGCGTCGTCTTCCTCCGGGTCGCTCACCGGCACGCGGCCGGTCTTGGCCAGGGCGGCACGCATGCGGCGCTGGCGCGTGAAGGTCAGCCGCTTGCGGTCGGCGTGCTCCGGCCCGGCCAGCGTGACCACCATGCCGGTGGGTGCCCCGGTGACGGGGTTCTTGATGCGCACGTCGGCGCTCGTCACGTCCTCGAAGTCGTCGAGGTTGAATGCTTCGGTCTTGTCCATGGGTCTTTCGCAGTTGTGCCCTTGCCTGGCCACCGCCGCGCCCAACTGCGAAGGAGGAAACCCAACGCAGCGGCGGCCAGGTAGGTGCTGGGTCAGGCCGCGGCGCTGTCGTGGATTGCCAGGGTCGTCAGCTCGTTGGCGATGCCGCTGCCGCCCGTGGTGGGCAGCAGCGCTTGGAAGGGAATGGTTGCGACAAGGCCGCCCTCGCCGTCGCTCAGCGTGTGGCCGTTGACCTTCACGCGCGGCAGCGCCAGGCCGATGAAGTCGGACGCGGCCGTGTTGTCGGCCGACAGGGCGAGCAGGATCTCCGCTTCTGTCTCATCGACGAAGGCGTCACGCAGCGTGATGCTGTCGAAGTACGCCGTCGCCTGGCCGCTGAGCAGGATGCGGCCGGGGAACAGCGTTGGCACCACGTTGCTGCCGACCACCGGGTCACCGGAGCGATTGCTTTGCAGGTTGAGCGTCAGCCCGGTAAGCGCCGCAACCGCGGTGCCGCCCACCAGCAAGATGCCATTGACGGCAGCCAGCAGGCCGGTGGTCGTCGCCGCCGTCGGGCTGGTGAAATACTGCGACGTGGCGCGGTTGATGCCTTGCCCGACGATGCCGATGCCGACGGTGGCCAAGCCGCTGGCCGGCAGTTGCAGGTCGAGCGTGCTGGGCTGGCAGCCGGTGTAGACCTCGCTCTGTACCAGGTCGCTGAACCAGTGTTCGATGGAGAAGGACTTGTTGGTGTGGCCGGTGGTCGGCGCCCACGTCTTCTTGCCGGGCATGCTGACGGTGCAGCTTGCGATCGGGCCTTCTGCAACCAGCGCGCTGCCGTTCAACACGCGCACCGTGAGCGTGAGCGCGACGACGCCGACCACCAGCAGGTTCTTGTTCAGGTTGCTGGCGCTCACCGAGCCGGCGGTGATGCGCACCACATCGCCCTTCTTGATGCCGCTGGTCAACCACGTGCCGGTGGCGCGAGCCACGGTGTACGTCGGCCCCGAGCCGGCGATGGTGAGCGACAGCGACGACACCGCGGACACGGCCACGAAGTCTTTGCGCAGCGCGGCAGCGAAGAAGTCGGCATAGGTGCCGGGCGACAGCTCGCCGCTGATGGTGCCCTGCACGCGCCGCACGCCGTGGCGCATGTCCTGCATCTGCTGGTCGGTGCGGATTTCGTTGGACTGATAGCTGTCCTTAACCAGATTCAGGTCGCTGGTGACGCGCCGCAGCGACTGCGCTGCCGATGCGGCAGGCGCGGTGCCGTAGACGCTCTCGGCCTTGTAGGCGAGCTGCTTGAATACGCCGGATGCTGCGGGCATGGTGGGCTCCAAAAAGAGAAAGCCCGCACGCGGCGGGCATTGGTTGAAACAAAAAAGCCCGCGGCTAGGCGGGCTGTGCGAGCGAGCGTGCGGCTCCTATGTCTCGTGCCACACGATGAGAAAGTCAGACGCGACCAGGTGAGCGTGCAGATCGGTGTCGAAGTCGTCGGCGTGCACCCATTCGCGCACGATCGATGCGACGGTCACGCCGGCAATCGAGCCGCGCTGAAACGACAGCGCATCGCTGATTGCGCGCGCCAGCTGCTGGGCCTGCGCGTAGTCCTGCGCCACCGCGTTGACCTGCACGCGGGAGCGTCGCAACTGGTAGGCCGCGGAATCGATGGTCTGCATGTCCACCGTGCTGACCAGGAAGAACACCACCGCCGGCAGCGGCTGGCCTTCGTCCAGGATGCTCGGGTAGATGCGCGCGGCCGGCACCATGGCCGTGACGCCGGCATCTGCCGACAGCAGCGCGTAGGTGACGGCCTGAGCGTTCATGCGTCGTCTCTGTCGTCGGGGCCGGGCACGTTGATGCCGTGTTTGCTGGCCAGCCGCCTGCGGATGTACTCGCGCACGGCTTCGACGGCGGCCTGCGCCTTGTTGTCCATCGCCGGGCGAAGAAAGGGCTTCCGGCGCGCGCCGGGGTGGAACACGTTGGCGCCGACCAGCTTGCCGCCGATCTTCAGGCTGCCGCTGTTCACCATCTTGTTGATCGTGCGGATCGAATACGCGCGCCGGCCGCGACGCGTCATGCGGGTGGGCTTGTCTTCGGTGCGGATCGATATGAAGTGCGGCTTCGTGCCCATCTCCACCAGTCGCGCGTACCAGGCCGCCGACTTGTTGCCGCCGGCACGCACGTAGGCCACCACCTTGGCGCGGCGACTGTCCAGCCTGGCGCTGGCCTTGATGGTCGACGCCAGGTCGCCGCTGATGCGCGAGACAGTCTGTTTCGCTTCGGTGGCGATGACTTGCGCGCCCGCACGCATGGCGCCGCGCATGATGTTCGCTTCGATCTTCGCCGGCAGGCTGTCCAGTGCGGCCTGAAGCTGAGCCAGGCCCTTGACGTTCCGGTCACTCATGCGACCACTCCATGCACGAAAGCTCAAGGCCCGCGCGGCGGCCGAGTTCGGCGGTGCCGATGATGCGCAGCAGCCGCGAGCCGTAGCGCACGCGATGGTCCTGCCGGGTGATGCCGGCACGCCAGCGCAGCCAGATCCTCGTCGGCC